TCTACTGTTTTTAGGTCTTTTTTATATTTCGGGGTTTCATAATCTTTAAGTTCTGCACTTGATGTATATGTAATATCAAACGCAAGCATATCAGCCATATAGGTGATAAGCCTTTTATAAACCATAGATTTCATTTCGAAATCTTGAGAAAAAGAGCGAAGTTGCAATTCGCTATCTTTAGGCGAAGAAAGTGCTGTATTAAGTTCACTTTCTGTAGCCGCCATTGGATTTAGGGTAATATCACGCATGCGTTGATTAATAAGTTCGGGGGTTAAATAGCCCTGTCCGTACATATTTGTCATTGCACGAGCAAACTCTATAACTGACCAAACATTTTCTTCACTGATTAAATTTTCTTCATTTGTTTTATCTGTCATCTTGTGTTCTCCTTTCTAACCAATATCTTTTTAAAGATTCGGAGAGTTTCTTTTTGGTTTCTTCGGAGTGTTTATATTTGCCCTTTTTTCTTGAAGGATTGTTTTTAAAGTATTCCGACAATTTTTCTTTTGTTTTTTCTAAAACGATATGATTCTTGTGACCATTCGACCTGTTTATATAAGCAATTTCTTTTTGGTCGTCGGTCCAATTTATAATTGTATTTTTTCTTTTTTTTATTTGTTCTTTCGTTTGTTTTTTACCTTTTTGAGAATTAGACATTTTTATTTTTGTTTCTTCAGAATGTATATGCCCGGGAATTCCGTCTCCTCCATCTGTCATATTATAACCTGTATTTTTTGTATTGTATAGAGAAATATAAAAAATTTCTTTTTCTATTAATTCGCTTTCTTTACATTCTTCTATAATCCACAATTTGAAATTTTCTTCTCCATATTTATCCCACGCATTTTGAAGATGTTTGTTATCATGAATTTTATTTTTTAATTTCCATTTATGGTCAGACCATCTTGTTGTTATATTTTTTCCTTTTCCAATATATTTCTTTTCATTAACTATATTTTCAATACAATAAATTCCTGTTTTAGTATAAATACTTTTTAGCATAATTACCTCCTATGGTAATTTCCTAATATATTTATTGAACGGAAGGAATTTAGGATTATTCTTTTCAAAATTGTTCATGACACAATTTCTATCCGTTCAATTATATTTAACCTCCTGATACTACAAACGACACACCTAGAAAAGCTTCCTCATCATCCCATTCGTTATATCTAAATCCTAATAATTCAATATCCATTAAAGATACATAGTAATTAAGATAACTAACAGATGTATAACGGTCTTTTCTAGCACCACTTGGTTCGACCAATTTTACTAAACCGTTTGCGGGAGCCATTTCTAAAGCGATACTCTCGTTTATAAATAAGCTTGTTTGTAGATGGGATTGTAATAGATATGCTCTAATACCAGTATCGTCTTGGTCTAAGATATCTTTATTTCCTGACCTTATTAAAAATTCTTCTTCGCTATTATCATCAATTAAAAATGCGATTAATTTTTTCTTTAATCTCTCTCTAAATTTAACAGCAATTAGAGAGTTTAAAGGAGCAGTAGCAGAGATAGGAAATATACAGGCAAACGCATCTCTTCCGAGTGTTCTACCTATTAATTCATCATATACTTTCTGGTCAACTAATGCAGAATTCATTACGGTATAAGGTTTATATTCAACTCCTCTTATTTCATCCTTTGTTACTGAAGTTAGTGCATCAAAAACACTTATTCCTGCACTCGCTAAATCTAGAACGAGAGCATCTCCTTGAAATTCTTCGAATATTTGTTTTATTCTTAAAGCTTGTAAATTAGTATTTTTACCATTGTGGGATTCCATATAAACTATTTCTGTCATCCAACCTTTTTTACTAGGTAATAATCTACCACAACTTATAATAGTATTATCATTTGTAGACCCCGCCCTCATAGCTATATCAACAGAGACTATGCGCATTTCATCAGATAGTTTTGGTATATCATAGTTATTTTTTCTGGTTGTCAAATATACTTCATCCCTGATTGGTCTCCAACTTCTTTTTATATTTCTATCGAATAGTCCGAGTTTATAAAAAGAAAGACTTGAAGAACCATAAGGTATATTTCCATACTCCATTAAAAAAGTTATGGGGTCCATATTGGACCTCTCTCTTATCATCTGATTTTTTGTCTTTATACCATGATGAATTGAAATCGGGTAATCCAAAAACAATGCTTTGGTATTAGTATCCCCGTCTGCAATCATTTTTAAGAATTTCTTCGTTTCTGGATACCATTCATATGATTTGTAATGTGCAGAAGAAATAATAATCTCTTGTGGTTCCTCTCTAAGTTCTGCAATTTCTGAATATTTAGGATTTTTCATATAAGGTGCTTGGCGTGAAACAAGAAAGGGACGGATAATAGAATCTATAATTTCGTTGGGTATTAAACGTCTTTCTTCTAAAACTGTTACATTGCTGCGGTGCATTTGTTATCTGCGAAACTTTTTATTTTCGCATTCTTGAAATTTTTTTCTTTCAAGTTCAGCATATCTTTTTACCCCATTGGGGTAGGCGCACTCTTGGATAAATTATATTCCATTTCGGGGTTCATCATCTATGCGTTGCGTGTGGCTATTTTTTTAATAATAGTCTTCCACTCGGATTAGCTTCTCAGCTTTCCCGTTTCTTGCGCCATTTTAAACGAACATTACTGCTCGTTGAAGCCATATAAATGTTTGTATTTTTTATATTTCTTATATTTTCTATCTAAAAATATATTAGCATTATCATAGATATTAGAAAAAAATATCCTATGACTTTCTTTTCCTGTTAATCCACAATCAAAACCATCTTTGCTAATAAAAGTCTTTATATTATATTTGTTTAAAAATTCTTGGAAAGATTTTTTAAAATCTATAGAACCCGATGTTATTTTAGCTCTAAGCTGATTGCTTCTTTTGTCATAATAAATAGACCCATCACCATCAAAATATCCTCGAATAAAACACCATATTAAATACTTGTTATCTAATTCAGGAAATTTAATATTCAAAGATTTATTTTTATAAACACCTAATAGATTTAAATCGGAAACCATCTCTTTACTAAATATTCTTATTTGACAAATATAAGATATCCCAGTAAACTTTTCTTTTATATATCTAGGTTTTTTTTCAAAAAACGTTACAGGAACATTTCCATTTAAGCATTTATTAAATTTTTTTAAGTGTTCAAAATCATCCTTTTGTAATTGTATTGCTAATTCTTTATAAGAAGAAATATAACCGTCAGCATAAATAAACCCAAGCCAATATGCTGAAAACTCATTCAGTGGGGTCTTGAAAAAATCTATATCAAACATATATTTTCTTTCATTTTTTAAACCGAGCTTACATCTTTTGTTTTCAACAGACGATTCACTTCTCCCTAATTGTTTAGACATTTCTTTGATTGACATTTTAGGATGATTTTCTAAAACAAAATCTATTTCTTCTTTTTTCCATTCTGATTGCATTTTATATGTTCCTCCATTTGGATTTATTTATATAAAATTATATTTAAACAAACATTTATTTTATTAACCTCTACCGCCTTCTCCACTTACAACCACATTAATTTTTGAGCCATTAAAGAAGTCCATACGCCATTGATTCTGATTAGAAACGAGGTTAGAACATTCTCTAGCGATATTGGGGTGCTCGTCTCTTAAAGACCTGCACTTTTCCGAAATAATTAGACCAGCTTGTGCTTTTGTAGAAGAAGCTAAAGCAACAGTAGTACCGGGATATAAAATACATCTCGCTATCGCTGCCACCCCTATTAACCAACTTTTAGCCGAAGCACGAGATGCTATTCCTACAAATTCTGTACTACGTGCCATTAGATTAATCCAAAAACGCTGATACGGATAGAGTTGCACACCCATGTAATGTTCCACAAAATATGATGGATTGTTCCGATAAAATGTGGTCCAACTTTTAATACGGTCACGCTTTGCTTGAGACATTTCCTTTTCCCCGACAAATTTTATCGGTTCATTGGCTCTAGTGTAATGCTTCATGTTTTTAAGTGGAGGAGTTAATGATTTTTTGTTTTTTTTCATGTTTTTCTCCAATCATTAATTAACTCCATCATCAATATTGATAAAATTATTTATCTCTCCATCATCAAATTCTTTTTCCATTTCTTCATTTTCATCGGTGTTAAAATCTCGACTTCCCTGTATAAAATTCTTAAGAGGACGTACAATATATTTTTGAAAATACTCTTCAGTATTTCCAACATCTCTATAAATTTGTCCACGAGGGTCTGATTTTAACCATTCAGCGGGTTCATATCGCTCTATATCTACAATCCATTGCCCATAAGTATCTGCCCCGCTATTCATATCATTAGCTTTGGCTGTATATGGAGATATTTTTAAATTTTTCATTAATTCTTGTAATTCTTTTACGAGTTTATCCGTTGGGTCTTGTGCAAGTCTTGCTTTTTTAATATCTAGCATTGTTGTGCATACTTGTTTAAGTAATACAATTTCAGCATATGTATCTGCTGAGTGAGTATTTTTGAAATTAGCATATTCTGTTTCTAAAAATTCAATATCTCCCCTACTCAAATCGTTTCCCCAAAATTTAACAATTTCCATAGGCATTGGAACACTTGAAGTATCAATTTGTTTTTCTGTGAAAATAGTTCCTACATCTTCATATTGAAAATCGTTTACACCGCCCTTGTTCATCGATTTTTTAGTAGCCGTTAGCTTCATCAGATAAATCGAAAATATAGCTTTTACATTTTTCCCATTTTCTAACATGGTTTGTATATGAGATTTTGTAGCATCAAGAGCTTCGTTTGTAAATTTAATATTAAATATTTGGCATAGACGATGTACTGTTTTTTCCATGCTGTTTAATTCTTTATATACAATATCAAAAATATCTTGTACGCAGTTTTTACACACAGAAAATTTGGTATTACTATCTACTAAACCACCGTCCATAGCTTGATAAAAATTATCTTCCGGGAGAGATTTCATACATTTTCGGCAGTAGTATTTTTCTTTTTCATTATTTTCCATTTTATTTCGCCTTCATAAAATTAGACTTTTATATGCTCTGGCGGAGCACGACCCCCGCCAGAACGATTATATACCTTGTGTTTATTTATCAAGTCCAGCTTTATAGTTATCAATAAAAGCTAAGGTAACAGCAGCCGAGTTATCGGCAGCAAGTTGGAAGAATGTCCCAATCTGGTTTTCTCCCTCTCCGCCTCCTGCTAAATCGCTAAGAGACCTAAAACCAAGGAAAGGAATATTGTTTGAATAAGCTACTTGTGCGACAGCGGCTGTTTCCATAGACAGAGAATCTGCTTGGAATGTTTCCCATACATAAGTTCTAAATTCCGCATTATCAACAAAAGTTTGACCATCTACACCATTTCCACCAATTTTAATAATAGGCTGTTTATCTAAACAAACCCCATCGGGAGTACACTTTTGAAGAAGTGTTTCTGGAATTGACGTTGTATATGAGAGTAATTCTTTAGAAACAGGAAACCAAAACATAGTGTCATACTCATCGGGTGCGTTATCTTTTTGGTTTACTGTAACTGAATTGGGAAACATCATACCGTAATTTGGAAATTCCGGTACACCACCAAAGGGCAGAATAAATTCTCCGTCAACTTCCCGGGCATAAGTCATCTCTTGGTATTGTGCCCATTGTGCAGGTATTACAACATCACCAATATTTAAGCTTGGGTTAACCCCTCCAGCAATACCTGAGAAAATTAAATCTCTTAGGTTAAAGTTGTCAAAAAGAAGTTGGGTATTACTAGCGGCATTAACCATACTGACACCACTAAGGAAAAGAACAACATCAACACCATGAAGAACACCTGTTGTAAAAGTTTTACCATTTAAAACATATTCGGTTTTATCAGTAGTTTCCGAAAGCAAAATTTCAAGTTCGCTATCAAAAGCAGATTCCACTGCGAGACGAGGCTTATTATCTAAAAGTCCTTGTGGGTTTTTTGTAGGAAATACAGAACAACCAAACAAAGACACAATAATTAAAGCTACAATAACTACAATATATATTTTACTGTTTTTCACACTTTTCTCCTATTTTTTATTGTTTTTTTTGAAAATATTACAAATTAATGGTGGCATAATGGTTTTATTTTATGTCTTTTTCCTCCCGTATAAAATTAAGATTTTATTTTGTAGTAATAGTCTTCCAGCTAGGAGGTAGATTTTTATCTATCTCAATAGCATGATAAGGCTTGCTTTCTCTTATTCCCACTTCTTTTACCCATTTCGCCATTTTTTCCAAACCATCTTCTAAAGAAGTAGTATTTTTAATATTAAAAATATTGTATGCTTTTGAATGGTCTGAATAAGCGTTGTACACTTCAAATCTTTCTGGAAGATGTAGCATAGATGGTATTATACCAAATGCATTAGCAACAGAATCAGAAAGATAATTAATTGTACAGGGTATATCCCCCACCAATATTAATTATTTGGTTTAATGCTTTTGGATTTGTAATTGAATTTGCAATATATGGTGCAACATCATCGATATAAGAGAAGGCTCTTGTTTGAGTACCATCTCCGAAAATAGTCATAGGCATATTTTCAGTAATTTGTCTCATAAAAATTCCTATAACATTTCTAAAACGGTCTCCGGTGTTCTGGTTTTCCCCATAAACATTATGAGGTCTAAATATTATATAGTTTATACCAAACATTGCGTGTGCTGCTAATATATCTCTTTCTACTGCATATTTAGAAATTGCATAAGAATCTTCTGGCATAAGAGGCATATTTTCAGTAAAAGGGGTAGGGTTAGAACCATATACGCTCATCGAGGAAGTGAATACAAAACATTTTATTTCATTTTTTACTGCCTCATTAATTAAATTTATACTGCCAATTAAATTATTTTCATAATTGAATCTTCTTATAAAATGAGAAAGTCCCTCGGCTGCATACGCCACCTCGTGATATACATAATCAAATTTTTCTGTAGCAAATAAATATTGAACAAGCTCATTATCTGTAATAGAACCTTTAATAAATCTAACACCATTGGGGAGGTTTTCTATATATCCACCCGAGAGGTCATCTAAAATAATAACCTCATGTCCCATAGATAGAAGATGTTTAGCAGTATGACTTCCGATGAAACCAGCCCCACCAGTAACTAAAGACCTCATTCTTTTTCTCCTTGTAAATTTTATTTTAAGACCCTTCTACTCTCAATTGGGTATATCCCAATGAAGTAAAAGAACCACTATAAGTTTGCCATGCAGAGGCTTGACAATCTACAACACTAGAGCCACTGCGATATTTTAATACCCCTGTATCTCCTCCGCTATATTTGTTTTGATATAAATCAATAGAGTTTGCACCTGTATTAACTACTTCGGATTCCATATAAGCCGTTGAACTCAAATACATTTTTTCATAATTTCCCGAACCAGAAACAAAACCGTTTCCAATCCAATTCCCGGAAAAAGTTCTAACGTTTCCTTCTTGAGCGCCAGTCGCCTGTCCCCAAGAAGTAGAGCCTTCAATTGCACTAGTTCCTTCTGTATACTCCACCACCAGTTTAGGGCGATAACCAGTTGTGGCGCGGTCGGAGGAGAAAAACCAATTATTTCCCGAAGGACTACCCTTAATTAGCAAATCAATATTTCCACCGAATAAACCCTCAACCGTAGTGTTTGTTAAATCACAGGTATAAGAAGTACCATCGGCATTTGCAAGTAAAGTTGAAAATGAACCAATAGCTGTAGCAAGATAGTCCGTAGTTTCCGTATTGCAACCAACAGAACCCGCCCAATGGTCTGTAGTATGTATCTTGTGATTCCATGTTGCTCCCGCTTCCGTCCAGTCTCTATTGGCAACAGAAAGGAGATAAATATAATGTGTCGCATCTTTACAATCGTCGTCAACAAGAGTAAGAGTAGCTGTAGTACATGTACTCTCAGCCGCAATACTGGATAAATCAAATCGTAATAATGCTCTAGCATTATCTGTTTCAGACGTGATGTAAGTAAGAGCACCCTTAATAGTATCGGGGTCGGTATAATCTAAATATGTATCATAAGCACTATTTACATCCCCACCGTATCCATCGGTGAAGGTCGGGTCAACGTAAATCGGGAATGTCGCACCCGTCGTATCTACCGACCACTCAATATATCCACCTGAATAGACCTGCGTGACAGGAACATCAACTTCATTCGCATCTTTGGCTGTCGGTTTATCGATAGTTCCCCACACCAATCCATCAGTAGTGCTGGTCAATTCCCCCGTAGTAGCGTTATAGGTCAATCCAACAAAAGATACCGCAAATCTCAAGCGGGTATAAGCACTACTGTTCTTAAGCGTAAAGTCTGCTTTTATCCTGCGCCAAGTATTCGTGATACTGGCATACAGGTTGGTCATATCCCATTCAGTTTTATTGTTTGTCCAAGCGGGGGTAGGAAGATTAAGATTTCTCCATTGATTTGTATAATATTGAATATTTGTTATATCAACATATTCTGTGGTTATATTTCTACGTGGATACCATCTTCTTGCCCCGCCATTAGCGATATGGATTGCATGGCGTGTTTTATCACATTTTTTGCTATGTATTCCGCCATCTTCAAAATTCTCGTCTACGTCAATCCAGTTATCGGTTTCGTTTTTAAAATGTTTGTCGTGTATTGTTAATTCTGCTTGGTATTTATTTGTATCTGCGTCATAAAAGGTTTTGGATTTTTGAGTTCTTTTTTCTATTTTTTCAACCCACATATTTCCTCCTATTGTGAAGATACTTAAAAGTCATATTTTAAACGGTTTAGCGATTCCGTACATCCACTTTAATAGAGCGTTCATCAATGCGCGCCCTGTTTGTTTCAATTAAACAAGCAACAGTATATCTTTCCCCGGGAGTACCTCCTGATAACCATACAATAACACTTCCGGATGTATTTGTATTATATATGTTAGTTATACCGCATCCCGTGGTGACAGTATAACTAGAAATACTTTCCCCCGCATCCAACCATTGTGACCAATCAAACCCATAATCTAACGTTGCATTGGGGTCTTTAGTAAATGTGTTCGATATTGCCATAATCACCTCTTTTTATATAAAATATTCTATTTTCAGATTCTATAGTATAATTTCTATCATCGTATTCAATATATAAGTTTCTATATTTATGAACAGATATAATAAAAAAGACTAAATCAATTATACTCGAATCAAAAACCTGAATACAATTATTGATTTCAAGAATATAAGTAATAAGCCATATTAAATTATCCGCCGTTTGATTTTGTATAATATTCTCTACAATTAAAACATAATTAGGAATATAAGCTGTTAATATTATATTGTCCACTATTTCTAATTGAAAAGTATTATCAACAATTAAATTAAAAATAGGAATATATGCTGTTAATATTATATTATCGGAATCTTGAGTTTGAAAAGTATTATTAACCAATAATGAAAAATAAATCGTTAATTCCGTATTGTCCCCGGTTTGTAGCTGACTACAATTTTCAATTGTTAAAATGAAAGTTGGAACATGTCCGATAACGGTAATATTATCTGAAGTTTGCTCTTGTGTTATATTTTGAACCGTCAGTATTCCTAACTGATATTGTATTAAATTTACATTTTCAGAAATAAGGAATTGTGTTGCATCATTCCCCAATAAAACATAATGTTGTGTTAAAATTATATTTTCAGAACTTTGTGTTTGAGACCCGTTTTGAGTTATTATAGCATAATGTGCTATTAATATTACGAGGTCTCCCATTTGTATCTGAACTGTATCTTGGGTTATTATAGCATAATGTGCTACTAATTCTAGAGAATTAGTTGTATGTATATGGGATGCATTTTGAGTTATTATAGCATAATGTGCTACTAATTCTAGAGAATTAGTTGTATGTATATGGGATGCATCTTGAGTTATTATAGCATAATGTGCTATTAATACTATGGAATTCGTTATTTGTGTTTGGGTAGTATCACTAATATTTAGTATATAATTTTGTATTAAAATAAGACTGTCAGAAAGCTGCTGTTGTGTAGAAACAGATGTTGATAATATAAAAGGAGGTTCTTGAAAAGTTAAAATTAGATTTTCAGATATTTGTGTTTGCGATGTGTTGTTTGTGAACAAAACATAGTTACTAGCTAATGTTATATTATCCCCGCTCTGTGTTTGAGCGCTATCTTGAGTTAATAAAATATAATTTTCTATTAATACTGTCGTGTCGCTGGTCTGTGTTTGGACACCATCTTGAATTGTTAAAGTATAAGATGGCATATATTGTGTTAGTATTATATTATCGCTAGTTTGCGTTTGTGTACTATCTTTAGTTAATAAATTATACTTTTGTTCTAAGACTACTATATCACATGCTTGTAATTGTGTAGCGTCACTAACTATCAACAATTGATTTTGTGTTAGTATTATATTATCGCTAGTCTGTGTTTGAGTAGTGTTTTCTACTACAGGAATACCAAAAGGACGTGCAACTTCACTGAATGCCACAGCAATAGCGTTATAGTCATCAGAAGTTGCATCTATCCAAGACGCGGAAGTTAAACCAGCAGCGGTTGTTTTTATGATGTATTGCGCACCACCACCGTAGGCACCAATATCGTCTTCATAAATAGGTACACCTGAACCACCAGACCACCCGGTGGGAAGCCATGTGCCGTCCCCCGTACCAACCCCGGCAAATATAATTGTGGGTGTTGCAACGGTTGTTATAGACACTGTTGGATTTGCAGCAGTTGTTGCATTTGAACCTGAGCTATCGAAAGCATAGCCCACTGAAGCGCTGGTAGAATTACCGCTGGCTGCGTATGCCCACATTGTACGTCCCCCACTATTTGGGAGGGTCAATGTAAACGAACCCGAGTTTGGGTTAAGTAAATACCACATTTCTATGGATGTTTCTGTTACACTCGTTTTAACCCGAACTTGAGTAAGAGGTGAACCACCATAAGAAGGGTCACCCCCAGTCCTCGCTGTTGTTCCTGCCCATATAGGGATAAGTACTAATGCACCTACAGCGGAACCGCAGGTATAACCAAAACTAAACGCAGTTGCTGTTGATGTTGAAGATGCGGTTGTTGGGAAACGGAATCTGGTATCAAACGTAAGTGCCATTATATTCCTCCTTCCCTTTTGTAATAATCATCAATCCAAGGAGGTATGTTATAAACTCTATCTTCGTATATTATTATATATCTTCTATTTTCATATGGGACGGTAAAAGCCCTTGAATCAGGTGTATCCGATACCCAAAAATATCCGAGGCGAATTATTGTAGAAATCTGTATTTGGGTGGAGTTATTAATTGCCAAAACATGATGTTGTGTAAGCCAAACTTCTTCAGATGTTATTATATGAATAGTATTATTACCTATTAAAAGATAATTTTGTTTTAATTCTATATTTTCAGAAGTTTGTGCATGGATAGCATTCTCTACTACCAAAACATTATGGAAAACCACTGTTATGTTATCGGAGTTTTGTAAATGAATACTATCATTAACTGTTGTTATAACATAATGCGATGTTAATGTTACATTATCAGCGGTTTGTAGCTGTATTACATCATTAATCGCTAATACATGATGTTGGGTTAAAACAACGTTTTCACCCGTTTGTGCATGAGTAGAATCATTAACTATTATGCCGTAATGGGCGGTCAATATTACATTTTCCGCTGTTTGGGTATGAACACAATCGTAAACTGTTGTTATAAGATAATGACTACCTATACCAATAGTAGGTGTAGTCTGTAATTGTGTAGCGTTATTTATCGCCAATACATGATGTTGAGTTAATGTTACATTCTCGCAAGTTTGTGTCTGTGAAGCGTTATTAACTGTTATACTATAACGTGCAGTTAATATAACTCGTTCTGCTGTTTGTCCATGAGTAGAATTATTAACTGTTGTTATGGCAAAACGAGGGGTTATAACTGCATTTTCGGCTGTTTGAACATGTGTTGCATTATTGATTGCAAGTACATGGTGCTGTGTTAAGTTAACGTTCTCACTTGTTTGTGTTTGAGTAGAGCTTAGAACATTCAAGATACCGAGCAAATGGGTAACTAATATTACGCTATCTGCGGTTTGTACCTGTGTAGCATCATTGATTGTTAATATATGGTGTTGGGTTAATACAATATTATCAGATGATTGTGTTTGAGTGGTATTATTAACTGTTATTACATAATGTGCTGTTAATATTGTATTCTCTGCTGTTTGCGACTGAGAAGAACTATTAATCGATAATAAATAGTGTTGAGTTAATGATGTATTGTCGCTTGTCTGTGCTTGAGTACTATTATTAACTACCAAACTATAATGTGCAAGTAATTCAACATTATTTGCAACATGGGTTTGAGTAGTATTATTGACTAATATTGCATAATGAGCAAGTAACGTTATATTATCTGAT